GAAATCAGATCCGATTAAATTCTACAAAGCAGACTATGAAGAGATGTTAAAGGAATGGAATGCGCTGATTAAGTATCATGAGAAAAGGATTGGATTATGACAAAAGAAGTATCAGAAATAGAAATAGAAATGGTCGGATCTGAAGAGGCTTATGAGTGGATCAATGAGAAACTTAGGATTCTTAAAGGTAGCGACCTCAATCACTTAGGAACACTTGCCGTAATGCTAGAAGACCTTACGGGATTTGTTAACAAGTCTAAGTTCACACAAAAACAATTCTTAAAATACATAAGAGAGCAGGAGGAAGAATGCGAGACGTTGCATTGAGAGTTAACGATCATCAAGTAGGGGGAAGTCATTACAAGTCTTTAAAGATTCAGCCCATAGAATACATCATGGCTAATAACTTAGGGTACTGCGAGGGGAATATTATCAAGTACATCACTAGGTGGAAAGCTAAGGGAGGTATCGAAGACCTCCGCAAGATCAAACAGTATGTAGATTTTATTATAGAAAACGAGATGAACCCCTCTGAGTGAGGGGCTAGTCTGCTAAAATATCTTTTATTCTTTTCTCTTCTCTTGCTCCGTATACAAAGTCTTGCATTAAACGCCCAAAGAAAGGAACTCTTTGCAACGCTTGCGAATCTTTTGCGGTAAGCTCTCCTTTGGATAATCTCATTAGATCCTCAGAAAAAGCATCAAACAAACTGATCGGAGGAAGCACTGCTTCTCCAATTGCAGCAGCTATCTTGCCTTGAGCTAGGTTATTCTTTACAACGTATTGAGAAGTTCCCATTATCTTCAAGGCATTCTTTATCATTTGATCTGGCATATCATCTATAGAGATTGGATTATCCCTAGAAATGTAATCTTTTAATTCTTGTACACTTGCACCCGCCAATGGCAAGATGGTTGCGTAAGCTATTAGTTTCTTTGTTCCCTGCAAAGTATTGCCTGCTGCAAACTCATGAAATATTTCTCTTCTCATTACGTCAAATTGTTTTATCGTAAATGATTTGAGTGCATAAAATACTCTACCACCATCTGCTTGCAAATATTTTAAAGGCATTTCTGATAAAGCAATAGGTTGGAAATTAGAAAGCTCACTAAACATCATCATCTTTACGTTGTCAGTAATTTGCCCTGATCTTAAATCAGATAAGACTGCATCAAATTCTGAGTCAAATACTTTACCAAATCTTTTACGCAAAGATTTAACACCTGCGTCAGACTTAGCCATTTTTTGAAATTTAGAATAAGCAGCATTTACTAATGTTTCTTTTCCTAGCCTATCAATTGCTTTAAAGCCACTAATAGCAAACGTTCTATCTAGCATTCTTGCCATAGCACCAACAGTACCCATCTCCGCAGAAACAACTTGATCTAAATTAAGATCTTCTAGTTTTATTTTTCTTTTACCTAAAGCTCCTTTTACAGTGTTAAGTAATCCATTAGCAAATACAGACATACCCATGTCAGCTATCTGTGTAAGAGCAGACATAGGATTTGCGATTGTCATTTGATAGATAAGATTCTTAGCTCCGTTTGCTACAGCCCCAGTTTTTTGTTCTCCCATACCAAACCTGGCTTCAATCAATTCTTTTAACTTTCCAAAATCATCGCTTGCCATAGACTTGTTGGATATTTCTTTTGCGATAAGATTATCAACTGAGTCTTCTAAATTAATATTTTTTATTCCTTTGTTTACCGCAGACTTTCCAAAGAACTTTCTTTTTTCTATCATGGATACAGATTCTAATATGTGTTGAGATAAAGAATCTTGTGGTTTTTTATATTGTTTAATTAACTCGTCATCTACTACAACTTTTCTAGATTTATTTGATAGAGATTTTTGAGATACGTTAGAAGAATTACTTCTTAAAGCTTGAGCAATAACATTTTCCGTTTCTTCTATGGGTAAAGCATTTATATCTTTGTATCCTAGTTTTTCTGCTCTTGCTTTTAAAGCCATATCTATAGGGTTCTTTAATTCTTTTCCTATAGAATTTAAAAAATCTTTATAGCTAATAATTTTTGCAGGAAAATAATTTTCTATTTTTCCAAACTTAAATCCTGATTCTCTTAAATCGTCTTCTATATCCTTTAAGACTTTTTGTGTATCGTCAACTATTGTTGAGGCGTTATTGTCATACCTAGAAAGAATGGCTTTTGCTCCGTTAAAATCTTCGCTAACTAAATGTCTGTTAACTTGACTTAACTCTTTTGACGGCAAGGTTTGCATTAATTTAATAAAAGGCTCTACTCTTTTGTTGTAGTTTGCTGTTTTAATTCCTACTGCTGCGTCATGTTTTTTAAGCCTACCGCCTACAACAGAGCTAATCCTTGATATATCAGTAGACAACACACCAACAAAATCTCTTAATGATTTAGTAACTACATTAGATGCAGTAAAAGGATTTAATGACTGCGCTTGATCGCTAATCTGTGACAATGCCATAGATCTACTGCCAGGAATTCTAACTTCTATGTCAGAAGTAACTTGTGCATTTTTTAATTCTTGTTCAGTAAGTCCAAGTTTCTTTTGTATTTTTGGAAGAACATCTTTAACAACGGCTCTAGAATCTACCTGTCCTTCTGGAAGTAACGCAACGTGTTCATTAATAATTAATTGAGCCTCACGCATTATATCGTTTGCTTTAACTTGTTCTTTTGGTACAGATCTTTTTGCTAATGATGATGCTATACCAGTTCCTAAGACACTCAAACTTTTAGCAACTGCGGGAGTAGCAATAGCAGAAATACCCGCAACGGCAGCTACTTGTTTTGGATCTACTTTAGCTGTTGAAGCAAGTTGATCGAGTATATTGTATTCTGCACCAAATGCTGCTCCACCCGCAGCCAATGCTTTCATGCTAACTTTTCCTGCTGCACCTATAGGAATTAAAGTTGTAGGAGAAAACAAAGATCCTGCAAAAGATCCAACCGCAGCCCATCCTCCTGGACTTTCTTGCTGAGATAAAATAGGATAATTTTTTGCAAGCTCTTTATCATCTAGCCTTGCTAAAACCTCTGCTTTTATTTCTGGAGAAGCGTTAACAAAGTTTGGCCCGTAAGCTTGTGCTTGTGTTTTGTATTCAATTCCGTTTTTGCCAAAAGAAAATTGTCCAAGATTATTTTTTACTTGTAAGGTTCTATACAACAACCCAACATCTGACTTTCCTTTTTCAAAACCATAAGAAATTTTTCTGGCAATGCTAATCTCATCCAAGGGATCTTCTTGCAGCTCTTTGTTTTCATCTTCTTTATTATTTGAAACAGCATTTATCTCAGACAAAACCATAGACTTGCCTTCTGGAGACATCGCATCAATGTTTCTTGAAGCCAATGCGTTCAGATCTTCTTTACTTAAAAGTGATAGATCAGCCATATAAACCTCTAGTCTAAAAATGCTCCTGCCAAATTACCTGCATTAGTTAATACAAATTCTTCTAACTTTTTAATTTGTTCGTTTACTATTTTTCTATCTGGAGCAGATATTTTTCCTAAACTAGATTTTAACTTTTTAATATTTTCTTTAACTTGGTTTATTTCTTTTTCTCCAACAGATTGACCGTTAACTAAAGACTCTATTAATTTTCCTGTGCCATAAAGCGTTACGTCTATTCCTTCATTAGTAACTTTCTTTATATTTTCTACTGATGAAAGAGTATCTATAAGGCTTTTAAAAATTCCTGCAATATTTTTTGTCATTGCAGGAACTTGCTCTGTAGCAAAATCAATACCTGGAAAATTTAATGTTTTAATTGCTTCAAGGTAATCAGAAGCAGAAGCTCCGCCACTTGTTGGGCTAGCTCCTAATTCTTCATCCAATGTATTAAAATAATTTTGCGCTTGTCTTGCTTCGTTTTCTAGCCCAGAACTAACTTGAGAATCTAAGCCCTCTATAGTATTTCTAACTGCTCCATACTGAGGAAGAACGCCTCTTAATAATTGTTGCATTACTGTTTCATTAGATTGAGAAACTTCAGCGGGAATATTTGCCTGTGAGTTTTCCGTTTGTGCTTGTAACTGCCCTGCTTCTTCAACTAAAGAATCTATTGTAGATAATTGACTAGCATTAAATTCTGGTTGAGTGGATTGTCCAGATAGTGCTGATGGATTAACAACAGGATTTCCTCCAGGTTGTGCAACATTATATCCTTGTTGAATAACCGAAGCATAACTAGGATTTACATTGCCTATAATGCTTTTTGTCCCCCCTAATGGTAAATTTTTAATTGCAAGATTTGTTGCTTCTCTAGGGCTTAGACTTGGTTGCAATCCTTTCCATACAGCAGCTTCATCAAGAATATCTCTTTCTGTGTAAACCTTGTTTCCACTCCAAGGCATTTTTATTCCAAATATTTGCATTTGCTCTTCTCTCATATTTAGCAAATCTTGTGCTTCATCAGATTCTGCAATTAATAACTCAGCATCTTTTCTATCTGATCCTTTAAAAGAAGTAAATTTAAAAGCGTTTCTTGCTGCTATCCCTGCTGATAACTTTTCACCCCATACAGTTATTAAATCTTTTGCGCTTAATGCTCCCTTGCGATAATCGCTAACAAAAGCTTGAGGAACTCCCATTGCTATATATTGCAAAGCATTAGCATCTCTGTCTTCTACTTGTTTCTTTCTATCAGCATCAAGTCTTCTGGCTTCCTCTAATTGAAGCTGTTGTAATTCAACAGTTCTTTTTCTATCTTCATTTGCTTGACTCATTTCTACCGCAGCTTGTCTTAGTGTAGCAGCGCGTAATGGATCAACAGATTGAATAGCTAATGCAGCTTCTCGAAGACCTTCTGGAGTAGACATATCTAATCCAGAGACAGCCTCCTCTAGTCTTTCACCAGTAGTCCTTGGATCAATACCAAGCATAGGTTGTACTTCGCGTTTAAGATTCTCTTGACGCTGAACACCAAGCTGACCTGCAATCTGTGCAAGCGGAGCAAGATTAGCAACCCGACCTTTAAGTCCAGAGGCAATCAATTGACCTTGTAGCATACCTTCCTTTAAGAGCTTTTCTTCTCTTTGCTCAGGAGTGCTTATAATATCTGCAAATAATGATTGTATATTAATATTACCCATGCTGACCTCTATGTAACTACCGAAGGATTATAAAAACCAAATTGATTTTGAGATTGCGGAGCAGGAAGCATTGAAGTTATATCTAATTTTTTAGTTGGAGCAGTTTGTGCTGCTGTTTCTTGCTCACCTCTTAATAAATCAAACAGTCCTTGGAATTGAGCCTGTCTTAAAACATTAGCCAGTGTATTATATCCTAGCTGCGCTTCCATTGTAGACTCCGCAAGACCAGTGCCTAGTCCTAGACCTGTGGTTCTTAGGGCTGATTCTAATCGAGAAGCTTCTAATCCTGGCATCAACGAAGAAATTAATTGTTGTTGCGGTAGGTAAGAAGACTGTAAGGCTTGTAGACCTAGATCACCCGCTAGTTGTGAACGACCTCGCATCTCTTGTAGTCCCGCAAGAGTCTGAGATGATGTTAGTGCTTGCTCATCTCTAGCCTGAGTCATTGCAGCTAGTGCGTTTTGTGCTTGCTGCTCTTGTATGGCTTTCTCTAATGCGAGTCCTTCTGGCGTTCCACCAAACATAGATGTTTCTACACCCAGACGACCTTGGCTTGCTAGTCTTTGCTCAAGTCCTAGCCTTGCACGTTCTTGCTCTGGAGCTTGTGCAGCCTGTAGTGCAGTGCGTATCTCTGCTTCTCTTGCCGACCTAGCTGCGGGAGACTGTGTAAGCATACCTATAAGATTAGACTGCTCTGTCTCTCTCTGGGCAGGATCACTCAAGAATCCAAATGCTTGTTCGCCAAACCCTGTTAGCTGCTGCCTGACTCTTTCCTGCTCTGGAGTCATGCCAAGAGTAACATCTCCTGCACCTGATACAGTCGCTCCTCCTGTGGGAGTAGTTACGGTAAAAGGCTTGAATGCAGACTGACGACCTATCTCGCCCATCAATCCACCCGCAAGAGTAGAAGGCGGTCTATCACCATAGACAGTTCGTAAGTCTTGTTCACCTAATTTCTGAACATCTCGGATGATAGCTTCCTGCGCTGCTGCACCGCCCAGCGCACCAATCAAACCTCGATTATCCATAAACATTTTTTGCATTTGTTCGAGAGCCATTAGTAAGTACCACCATCTATAGTTGATAAGCTAACCGTACCAGTAGCTGTTAAGTCAGCTACCGTTACAGTACCAGTAAAAGTAGGCGATGCGCTATTAGATTTGCTGTTTACTGCTACAGCAATGGCATCGTAGTCTGCTCCAATTTCTACGCCCTTAATTACCTTGGCAGGATTACCGCTGACCATCGAGTCTTTAGCAGCGTAGTTCGTCAATTTGGTGTAATTCGACATCTTATACTATCCTTCCCATAAGGGCTTGAATGTTAATCTCTTGTATTGCAATGGGTTTACCATCAATTGTAGTTTCCGCGCCAATCGCTACTACCGTTCCTTGTCCTGACGCATTAATCTTTTGTCTGTTAATTAAAGATATTGAAGATGAATACTCTGCTGTCGTATTAAACTCCGATATGTTGTACTGACCCACGTTTGATTGGGGTAATGTGTACGCTTGTTTCTTATATGCGCCAGAATAATCATACGCCCAGTTTAAGACTACAGTAGACTCTGCGCCATCAAATGTAGTTAAGTTAATCTTCTTTAAGAATTTAAGATTAGAAGTATTGCCAAAGCTTAACGGATGGCTAAAGTAACTTAACTGATAACTCGCTGTATTGTCCGTGTAAGTCTTATACTCACCTATCCCGTCCTTTACACCAATGTACATCTTGTCATTTACAGTATGAGTAAAGGCTAAAGGACTGATAGAAGACCATGTAGTGGCTCTGTAACTACCATCCTGTAATGGAAATCGTGTATCAAATGCGTACACTACCGCAAGAACTGGGAAGTTAAGTAACACAAACGCCTCTTGTGGCGAATAGTGTAAAGATATATTCCCTGTTTCAGCAGCAAACAAAGACTTAATATCATTATTTACGTTCTTAGAAACATCACCAATAGGTGCTGACTTTTCCTGAATAGTTCTAGCTAGGCTTCGTACACCAGAGTCATCTAAGAATATTAAGTCTCTACCTGTAGAAACCACGGCATCTCTGTTAACACAACCTATATTAGATATAGTGTCACTTAACGTCATTGTTGCGGGATCATCAGCACCAGAGTAAATAACAATAGAGTTACGGCCAAAGATCACTAGGAAGCCATTGTGGGCTGCTAGAGCAACGATAGTGTCATACCCTGTAGGCCATACCTTAGTGATGTCTATCGAGCCTGTAGAGCCTCCTGACCACGCTGTGCCGTCTAATAAGTCAGACCAATAGATTGTGGACTTGTCTGCTGTAAAATCTGCTACCCATAGACGACCAAACGCTGCTAACACTTCATGTCCTTGCGGAGGAGTGCCTGTCGCATGAGCATGAGAAGACATCTTGTCTACTGTACCTGCGTGATCTGAGTACACTAGAGGCTCATAGCCTCTCTGAAATAAAAAAGCATGGTCGTTAAATGATACGATCTTCCAGTTATTTGTAGTGATCGTGTAACTTCCTGGGCTTGCGTCTACCATCGTGGTAGTACCAGTAAAGATTTTATTATTACCTGCCGATAAGAAAGTAATGTCTCCATCTTCAGCAACAAACTCATGCAGTGCTTCTACACCTGCTGACGAACCTAACAAGTCATTACCGTTAAGTAAGTCATAGCCTTTTCTTGCAGCAATCCTTCCTTCTTTATCAATAATGCAATTATCAGCCACAGCAGCAAAGCTAGGCTCTTGCGCTAACGGAGCGTCTTGCGTGTTGATCCCCGCAAATCCAGGGGCTGTGATTGTAATGCTCTGTAATTGTTGAGCCATCTAGACCACCATGTACGTTAGATCTTCTGGGAATCTGTTTGCATCTATAGATATAGCGTCTGCTAAAG